GATTATTAATCTTCTCCTTGTATACCCTCTCAACATCGCTGAAGTCCATCTCGGCGTGGCTTTCCTCATCACTTCCAGCCCAAGTATCAACATCAATTAGTATTGAACTCTTATCAGTTAAAATGTTTTTACATAACCACACACTAGCATCACCTGTGTATACACCTAGTTGTAAGAAGCGTAGGTTTTCTTTACCTGCATACTCTGATAGATAGGTAGTAAAATTATTCTGTGCAATTTGTGCAAACCAATTAGGATAATCAGTCATCGCTTGTCCGTACTATAGAAACCATCACCTTTAAAACTCACAGCAGGAGGAGCATAAACGCGACTAGTGAGATCACCACAACAGAGAGGTATATTCTCATCATCATATACAGACCTTTCAACTGAGCTAACTAGGTTACAAGTATTACATCTATATTCGTAGATCAAAACACTATCCCATCTTCTAGCTTTAAGAACCCTACTAGTTTAGTACGCTTAGTTCTATTCTCAAACTCAGTAGTAATAGGTAGCCACTTCTCCTCCCACTTAGGCTGAGGTATCTCGGTTAAGTTAAAGCCCCACACACCATCAGGTGTGGAGTTAATATACCAAGGTGTAAGTGATCTAATACCTGCCGCCAAAAGTAATCCCTGATACTTACTCTCTTCAATAAGTAGATCAGGGTAGTGGGTCTTGCGAGACTTTAATTCTATAAACATCTTAGCCTCTAGTGATATACAATCCCAGTTATCAAACTCTTCACTCTTCTCAAGGTCTGAATAGTAATTCTCTTTAAGGTAATCAAATAGTTGTGGCTCTTTAAACTCTATGCCCAAGGTGTCTCACCACCTAGCCTGTCTTGTAATCTACGCAAGGCTGAGGTTGACCGGCGATCAGCAGTAGAGATAGCACACTCTAAGTACTGCGCTATCTGATTTAAAGTAAAGTTATCGTGGTATCTCATCTGTAATATAGTCTTATCTTCTTGACCTAGCTTTAGATAAGCCTTCTTTAAATCAATTAGGATAGCTAATAGGTTGCCACCTTCAGCAGGTGTTGACTGCTTACGAGGTGTGCCATCGTTGATCATCTCTTGTGCTTGCTCTAGTACTGTGCCTTCTACAACGGATGCAATAATAAATGGGATTAACTGTGCAATAGTTGAGGTATCGTAGAACGCTTCATCGCCTACTTTATATCCAGCCTTACGAGCTTTCTCTTTACGAGCATATCTTTCTGCAACTCTACGCATCTGATAGACAATACGCTTCTCATTGTGTTCACGCTTTTTTAAATCAGGTTCGTTAAGCAGATCAGTAAACTGTTGACCGCGACCAATAGCCCAGAGATAACACTCTTGTCTTACATCATCAATATCAACCCAACCTTTAAACTTATTAACTATACTGTAAGCAACTGATGGTACTAACTCGTATAGAGTTGGGTGTAATTCTGGACTCATTGCATTACTACTACTGCACTAGGAAAAGGTGCTGAATTTTTTTGATTACCAAATTTTAATCTACCCCTTATGAAGATAACTTCGTAGGCATCAATACAATACATATGCCACCAAGAAGTATCAGTCCTTGCTGGAACTAATGAAACTACCTTTGCTCCATTATCTGCTTCGTATCTAGCTTTACGCATCCAGTCTTTAATAGTTCTACCATATGGTGGATTAAGCCAAATGTATCCACTACTATCCTCAAGCCATTTACGTTGGAAAGCATCACGCCTAGTTTCATCAGGATGGTCAGGACCATACCAATTATCAGATACTAAAGTTGATGAAGATAAGGCAGCAGCATCTAAAGTAAATTTAAACTCTTCATTTAATTTATTAAAAAAATCACGAGGCGTAGTCCAAGTATCATCATTAGATGTCTTGAATGTATCCGTTTTATAGAAACCTTCGGTCATTCACAGTCCAGCGTTTGCACCTCAGGCCAGTTGCCATCTAATACCATCAGCGCAATAGCTGAATAGTTAAGTAAATCAACAAAAGAATCTCGTAGTGATTCATTACTTGGTTTAACTTTAGAATCTACTAGGTTATTAATGCGAGCTATCTTGTCCCACATACGCACTCTTAGTCCGTTGATAGGACCGCCAGGTGATCTTGCAATATTTAATGGACCGTAATCGTGATGCTTACTGATAAGTAAATCACCGGCGGCATCCATAACGCGCCACATATTATTAATAAACTCTTCTTCTACTCCTTCGTTGGAGGTGGTGCGATTTCTATTGTGTGCTTTTCGTAATTGATCCTGATAATAGAGATCCCTAAGGTCGCCAACCACTCTGCTAGTACCATCAGGTCTGAGTTCTTCATACATTAGGTACTCCAATTGTCCGTTTTGTCTCTTCTATACCCTTTGCTAAGTATAGATCATTGAGGTCCATACCAGCAGGAAGCGACACGATAGTAGAATTAATAACTTCTTGGGCTACCATCCTAGAAAACTCTGCACCAGGATTAGAACCATCTTCTTTTAAATCATTATCACCAATAATATAAACCTTGCCATAGCCAGTAAACATCCTTGTAAAGTGTGACTTCCAAGCCTGTACACCAGGAACTCCTACTGCTGGTATACCTAAGATTGCAGATGCAACAATAGTATCTAGCTCACCTTCACAGATTGCTATGTATTCACTAGTTAAAATAATATCGCTAACATTATATAGATGACCCTTCTGTCCTAGTGGTGCTCCATACCTAGGTTTACCTTCATCTAATCTTCTAAACTTAAAGCCAACACAGTGTCCCATTACCGTCATATAAGGTATAGATAGCCAGCCTTTATAGTGCTCGTGAGTTGCAACAGGTTCTTTTATATAACCTAAGTAGTACTGATCAGCTACCTCTTTAGAAATCCCACGACCTGCGAGAAAGTTTATTGCTTCCTCGTTTAGATCCTTGTTGTACTGTACTGCCGCTTCTAGCGAGGATTTCAATTGCGCGGGCGAGAGCATCTTTAAACTCCATATTCTCTATAAGACTAATAATGTTTACTGCGTTGCCACCCTTACCGCAAGTGTGACAGAAATATAAATTGTCCTTAGTGTTTATTACTGCGCTTCTCCTACTGTCGCTATGTAATACACACCTTACAGAACAAGCCCTACCTTCCCTTACCTCACCGCCATAGTGAGCAACTATTACTCCAATGGGTATTGTGTTCGCATCGGTTCTGCCATTGCGAAGGCTAGGCTTCCTACTTCTGGACCAGTCTTGTGCTGGCATCCGCAGTCCTCCTTACATTTCTTGTGCATAGTAGTAGCGCGTTTGAACTGACCGATCTTATTCAGCTCACCACCTGCCTTGCATACTTCGCAGATCATTCTTCTTCCTTAACCTCTTCCGTAACTGGTGTTACTTCTTCTACTACCTCTACTACTGGTTGAAGTATATCTGTTGTAGTGATTATGCCTTCTGGTACTGGTGTCATTGCTTCTCCCTTAGCCATTGTGTTAGGTCTTGGATTACCCAAGCCTTATCTATTCCTGCGTTTCTTCTCTTGAAGAGTACATAAGATAAAGGCTGACTAATACCACGATGCTTAGAATAATTAGCAGCTTCTTTCTGCGCTTCATCCCAGAACTCCTTTAGATTTAACTTCTTAGTATTCTTTAACTCAAAGATAAAAGTCTCACCGGCAACTATAACTACTAGATCACCTTCATCTTCTGAACCTGATAGACGTAACCTCTCAGCTACTGCACCCATCTTCCTAAACCATTTCATTACATCTACTTCAAACTGAGTACCCTTACTCTTGTTATACCTTGGATTCATTAAACACCGCATCTCTTCTATACATCATACCCAAAGCATCCGAGTCACTGATCTGACATATTCCATAGTTAACAAATAAACCAATATGATCAGAGCCATCGGCAGTATGTGGACCAAACCTATTCTTAACTGCTGCTACCTTTAATATTTTATTATAAGGATCAAAGCCAAGAGTAAGTATTAGTGCAGGTAGTTGAGATACCTTACCGTGAATAGACCTACGAGCAGGTGGTTCAGTAGTCTTTCCATACTCAGTCTGTTCACTTACGTGGTGTAATACCAATACACAGGCTTCAGTCTTGCGAGCCATATCGTGGAACTCCACCATAATAGCTCGCAGACCTGCCCATTCATTATCAGATTCAGCAGCAACATTCATCAGGTTATCTATAACAACCAACTCTGGTGGAATACCAAACAATTCAACATAAGCTCTAACCTCTAACTCAATATCATCTAACGATG